CTAGTAAATGCATTAAAAGAATTACCTGAATTTAAAGATTATCATTTTAGAACAGAACGTTCTAAACATTTAATGAATTTAGGAATACCTTTAAATACAGATAGTACTTTAAAAGGACAGTTAGTTTTTGCTTCTGAAAGAGCAGCTGAATTAATGCAAGAAAAAATTATAACTGACAGAACAGTTATTGATGTTATGGCGTTTGCTGATTTATCTGAGTCAATGAAAGATCATGAAAAGTTTTATTTAAATGCAACTTTATTTTATTTAATAGATGATTATGATGTTTTATTTTATGTTAGTCCTGAAGGAGTTGAAATAGAAGACAATGGAATTAGAGAAACAAATGCAGAATATAGAACAGCAGTTGACGAAAAAATTAAACAAATTGTAGGAATGTATAGAAAAAATACAGTTACTATTAAAGGTACTGTAAAAGAACGTATAGAGCAAGTTAAAAACGCTGTATCTCAATATGTATAACATATGTCCCAACCTAATATAAAACAAATCATAAAACAGGAGTACATTAAATGTGCTAAGGATCCTGTATATTTTATGAAAAAATATTGTTGGATTCAACACCCAACAAGAGGTCGTTGTCAATTTAACTTATACCCATTTCAAGAAGGTACTTTAAGATTACTACAAAAACACGATAGAAGTATTATTCTTAAATCTAGACAATTAGGAATCTCAACTTTATCTGCAGGTATTTCTTTATGGATGATGATTTTTCAAAAAGATAAATCAATACTTGTAGTAGCAACTAAACAAGACACAGCAAAAAACTTAGTTACAAAGGTTAAATTTATGTATGATAGTTTACCTTCTTGGTTACAAATTGGATTTACAGAAAATAATAAATTAGCCCTTCGACTTAAAAATGGATCTCAAATTAAAGCAGTGTCAGCAGCAGGTGATGCTGGTAGATCAGAAGCAATTTCTTTATTGATTATTGATGAGGCTGCCTTTATTGAAACAAATAAAATAGATGAAATTTGGGGTTCATCACAACAAACATTATCAACGGGGGGTAAAGCAATTGTATTATCTACACCAAATGGAACAGGTAACTTTTTTCATAAAATGTGGACTAAAGCAGAAGAAGGAACAAATGGATTTGTTCCTATTAAATTACATTGGTCAGTTCATCCAGAAAGAAACCAAGAATGGAGAGACAAACAAGATGATGAATTAGGTTTAAGAATGGCAGCACAAGAATGTGATTGTGATTTTACAACCTCAGGACACACAGTTTTTGAAAATGAAATGATGAAGTTTATTGAAGAAACTTATATTTGTGAACCTATAGAAAGAAGAGGTATAGAAGGAGGATTACATATTTGGGAATATCCAGATTATACAAGAAAATATATAATTACTGCTGATGTAGCTAGAGGAGATAGTCAAGATTATTCTGCCTTTCATATTATTGANATTGAAGAATCAAAACAAATTGGTGAATTTAANGGACAAATAGGTACAAAAGAATTTGGACATATGTTAGTTGCTATTGCAACTGAATATAATAATGCGTTACTTGTAATTGAAAATGCCAATATAGGATGGAATACAATTCAAGTAGTAATTGATAAAGGTTATCAAAATTTATATTACTCCCCAAAAGGAGACGCAGCAACAAACGCAGATGCCTTTTTAGCTAAAGGATATGATATAACAGACACAACAAAAATGGTTCCTGGTTTTACAATGTCAATGAAAACAAGACCATTAACAATAGGAAAATTAGATGCTTATTTAAAGGATAAAGCAATTACTATTCAAGGAAAAAGAACATTAGAAGAAATGCGTACTTTTATTTGGAAGAATGGAAGAGCAGAAGCACAAGGAGGATATAATGATGATTTAGTAATGTCTTTAGCAACAGCATGTTATGTTAGAGACACAGCACTTAAATTTGCACAACAAGGATTAGATATAACAACAGCAGCAGTATCAAATTGGCAACGGACTACTACTCCTGGTATTTATACCGGTGGTACAGATAAAAAAAACACAGGTTGGACTCAAGATTTAGGAGAACAAGGAGAACAAGATTTAACTTGGCTTCTTTAATATGTATTAAAAACAACAAGAATGGCAGATATTAGTACTTTCACAAGATTAAAAAGATTATTTTCAAACGATGTTATTATTCGTAATGTTGGTGGAAAGCAATTAAAATTAATGGACACTGCTAGGATCCAAAAATATGGAAATCTAGCAACAAATTCACTTTATGATAGATTTACACGTTTACACAGACCTGTAGGATCATCATTACAATATAATCCTACACTGAATTATCAGTCAATGAGACTACAGCTTTATAGTGATTATGAAGCTATGGATCATGACCCTATTATTGCATCTGCTTTAGATATAATGGCAGATGAAACAACTACAAGAAATGAATATGGAGATGTTTTAAAAATTAATTCTTCAAATGAAAATATAAGAAAAGTATTACAAAATTTATTTTATGATGTTTTAAATGTAGAATTCAATTTAGCTACATGGGTTAGAAATATGTGTAAATATGGAGATTTTTATTTAAAAATGGAAGTTTCAGAAAAATTTGGTGTTTATAATGTTATACCTCTTTCAACTTATGAAGTAGTAAGAGAAGAAGGAACAGATCCCTCTAACCCATCTTACACTCGTTTTACAATGGACCCAAATGGTTTAGCTAGTGGTGCAACTAATACAATTAGAAGAGACCAATTCACATTAGAAAATTACGAAGTTGCTCACTTTAGATTACTTACAGATTCTAATTATCTTCCTTATGGTAGATCATTTTTAGAACCATCTAGGAAAGTATTTAAACAATTAATGTTAATGGAAGATGCTATGTTAATTCATAGAATTATGAGAGCACCTGAAAAAAGAATATTTTATGTAAATGTAGGATCTATTGAATCTTCACAAATAGAAACATTCATGAAACAAACCATGAATAAAATGAAGAAAACACCTCATATAGACCAAGCAACAGGAGATTATAATATGAAATTTAATGTTCAAAATATGACAGAAGATTTCTATATACCTGTTAGGAATAATGATACATCAACTCGTATTGATACTACTAAAGGTTTAGATTATGATGGAACAACAGACATTGAATACTTAAAAAGTAAAATGATGGCTGCTTTAAAAATTCCTAAACCATTTTTAGGTTATGAAGAAGGAGTAGAAGGAAAATCAACACTAGCGGGTATGGATATTCGTTTTGCTCGTACAGTGGAACGTGTTCAAAGAATTGTAGAATCTGAATTAACTAAAATTGCATTAGTACACTTATATTCACAAGGTTTTGATGATGAAGATTTAATTGACTTTAAATTAGAATTAACTACTCCATCAATTATATATGAACAAGAAAAAGTTGAATTATATACTTCTAAAACAGCTGTAGCTCAACAAATGATAGATGGTAAAATAATGAGTAAAGATTGGGTTTATGAAAATGTATTTGGTCTATCACCAGATCAATATAACCAACAAAAAGAAGAAATTCTTGAAGATTCAATGAATACTTTTAGACTTAACCAACTTGAAAATGAAGGAAACGATCCAGTAGAATCAGGTATTTCTTATGGTACCCCTCATGATTTAGCATCATTATATGGTAATAAAAGAGATAAATCAGTAGGACCGGCTCAAGTCCCTACAGGATATGATGAAAAAGATCCAGGTAGACCAGTAGAACGACCTCAAAGATACCAATCTGATAAGAGTAATTTTAGTAGAGACCCATTAGGAAAAACAGGATTATCCCCAGATAAAGTAGAAAAATTATCAGATGGAAATAAAGTTTCAACACTTGAGGTAAAACAACTNAAAAAATCCCTTCAAAAANTTCGTAATAAAAAACAAATTTTAAAAGAAGAAAATANTAAAGGGATGTTATCTGAAAAAAATATTAAGCCTCAGGAATAGNTTTATATTTATATACGATAAATTCGAATTTATAAAAAATGAAAGTAAAACATTCTAAGTATAAAAATACTGGAATATTATTTGAGCTTTTAACTAGACAGT